GCTGTTTGCAAGACAATTAACATTGGTGCTAGTCCTAAGATAGCTCCAGTGACAACAGTCAAAGTTAAAACAGTTTTTAAGGCCTCGGCAACGTCATCATATTTTTCCACAAAGTGAATGATATGTTTCATGTTGTTCTCCAGTAAATTGATTAATTACAATCCACTGAGTTTCGCTGCTCGCCAGTTTACCCTTTCAGGTATTCTTTCTTCTTTGATGCCCCAGCAGACCCTATTTCGATCTTCCTAGGACGCCTCTCTTCTGGAACTTCTACTCTGGCATTCACCACAAGTATTCCGTTCACAAGATCGGCACCGTCTATTACGACAAATTCAGAGAGTCGGAAGGACTTCTCAAATTTGCGGGACGAGATACCTTTATGTGCATATTCACGTTCATCTTTATCAGAGTGTTCCGCCTTTACTAACAGAATACCATCTTTCACTTCCACTTGGATATCCTCTTCCGAGAAACCCGCTACTGCAAGTTCAATGATAAAATTTTCATCATCGACCTTCACAACATTGTGGGGTGGATAGTTATCTTGAGCTCTTCCAGCAGAGTGGATTCTCTCAAGTTCATTTAGTATGGGTTCAAACCCGATGAATAAAGAACGCGGCACGTTCATAGTACTTCTTACCATAGCTTCCTCCTATATTTTTAGCAAGGTTAAAAATGTGGTCCCGATAATTCGGCAACCACATTTATTTATACAACTTTCGTTGTTAGTTTAAGCATTTATTACAAACTTTATTTAGTCTGCCACATTTCATAAATCTATGAAATTTTTTCCATGCTTTTTTAAGTTTTTTCTCCATTACTGTTTCCTATATTGTATTTCGGACACAGTTCCCATTGCGCTTTCTCTTTGTATGGAATGACCTTTATTTGGCGCAATGGAGCCAAATTCTTTGCTGTAGCAGGATTGATTATGGTTACTAAACCCCAATCTGCTAGCAAAGTAGCAATTGTGTTCCTACGTTCTAGGTCATTCTCTATTAGGTTAGATGGTTTCCCATCCAACAAAAATAGTTCTTTAAAATGTACAATAAAATATCTGCCTTGTTTATGGAGTATATGACAAGACTGATATAGTTTTTGATCTTTGCGTGATGCCACTCCGATACGTGTTAATGTCTCGCGTATCTTTAGAAAGTCATCCGGTTCGTTAAGGGTGATTTCCAGCATATCAGCTGGTACCCAATTTTTGATTTCAATATTTTCGTTTTCCACCTTTATAAATCCTTTGTTTCAATGTTTCAATATGTTCATCATTAAATAATGGTAAGACGGACTTAGCTTTTTCATTACTATATCCATAATATTCTTTAATGAGCTCTAGGTTATCAACCTCCTGTGGTTTTAGCCACTTGGAGAACCTCTTTTTCTTCTTAATTATATTTATAAGAAAATGATATTGAAGCTTATTATCTATGTGGTGGTTAACATTCATCTCGTTGGCATATAGAACAGTATCATTAAAGTATGATAATGCCCTATTAACCATAAACGATGGATAGGCTTTCTCCGAAATATCGTCGTGCATAATATCTTTCTTAGTGATATTAATACTGTTTACATACTCGAAGGGGTTCATTTAAACTTAACTCCAGCCATAATTTCAGTGCAGCACGCCACAATGTTTAATTCGTGATCTGCCACAAATGCATTCTTGTACTGATAATCTGCAAGAATAAGAACTAGCTGAGGAATAGATTGTGGTTCTACATACTCACCCATATTATCATATATCTTACGGAATACAGCCGCTGGTTCAGTGTCAATGTTATCAGCTACCCACTGACGCATCTTTTTAAAATCTTTGCGCTGTAAGGATTGCATTAGTTCGTTAACAGATACATCCGATAAGGTAACCAATATACCTGTATCAATAGTACCAGAAACCGAATATCGTTGTAACTCATTTAACACCCTGCGCCAATCTGGCATGTGTTTCATAATTAGTTCTGCAATTACAGGAACCTCATATGTTACACCTTCGGTATCCAGAATGAATTGGATTCTTTTTAGCATTTCGCCACATAGAGCTCCAGAGTCTTTCTTGGACATATTAAATTCGACTACAGAACATCTACTATGTAGTGGTTCAATAATACGGTTCTTAAAGTTACACGTTAATATAAACCTACAGTTAGCACTAAATTCTTCTATGAATCCACGTAAAGCGGGTTGGGTTGATTGTGGATTAAGATAGTCAGCCTCATCAAGTATTACTACTTTATAGCCACCTTGTAAGGAGACCGATGAGGCAAACTTCTTAATCTTATTTCGGAGTGTATCAATACCTGATTCTTCTGATCCGTTAATTAACAGATAGTCGAGATCCAGTTCGTTACACAGAGCCTTGGCGATAGTTGTTTTACCCGTACCAGCTGTGCCGGTGAGCAGCATGTTGTGAAGTGCACCTCCTCTAACAACATCTGCAAAAGTTTGCTTGATTGCGTTTGGTAAAATTGTATCTGCAATTTTCTGTGGTCGGTACTTCTCTACCCATAAGAAATCATCCATTAGAGTACCTCCCAACCATTGACTGTAGAAAGTCGGAAAGACCTCCAAGCCTCCTTGTCGAGAGCCCACGCTGCCAAATGGTCAGAGTCGGCGCTAATTTCTTTGATTTCTGTCTTTACACCATGTGCTTCAAGCACTACACTATTTAATGTGCACGGCATTACACGGATTTCGCCAGTGTTGATTTTAGTAAAGGTAACTGTTACAGTACCACGTTTAAGTGCCTCGATCAGGCGTGCGGTTTCGTTTCGATCCATAATATACTCCATAATAAAAAAATGAGGGGCCCGAAGGCCCCGAGGGATTAAGCTTCAGCTGAAACTTCTTCTACTTCTTCGGTAGGTAAATCACCTTCAGGCGTTTCACCATCCTTAGGAGCAGCTGCGTTCAAGAACTTCACTACTCTATTTCTCAACGAACCAACTGCTTCCAGTTCTTGTCCTTCAAATCCACCACGTTTGGAACAGACATCAATAATCTGTACCATAGTTGCGATATCTTGTAGAGACAGTTGAGGTGCCTCTGTTTCTGCAGTTTCTACTGCGTTTACTTCTTCAGTCATTTTATTTCTCCTTTGATCAAAGTTAGACTAATTTTAGAAGCCCCGGCCGATCCGGCAACTTCCATATTATCCCCATCATTATAATGGGAGATTCGGTTTGTGTACTTATATTTATACACCATAGCTACTAGTTCTCTCTAAAGCTATAAAATATTCTACAGGGTAATTCGTATTCTGCCAGTTTGAAATCAACTTAGAGCTGATTGACACAAAATAATCACCAGGTAGTAGTTTTAAGTTTGGGATATTAACCACAAAATTAAACTGTTCTTTACATGAATTGTCTTTATCTACCACAATATCAAATGTATTGGCAGTAGAGTCTTTAATATCTAAGACACTTGCTGTTACAACACCATTGTTACCAGATAGTGATAGTTCCATATGACCTAAGACAGATGCTGCCTTCTTGATTTGGTCTAGGTCTTTTTCACTAAGATTGATACCAACTTCTGCATTAGGCATTGTGATATCTTTGGTTGGCTGTGTCAGAATATCGGTCTCTGCAAAGTAATACTTTACTTTCTGACCACCATTCGACATAGTAAGAGCCTTTTCTTCAAAGGCCAATCCAGCATTTTCAATAAGACCATGGACAGATAGGAATTCGTTTAAGTCATAGACTCCAAACTCCAATGGAAAGTCCTCGGTGATATCAGCAATGGCCATGATATTCTTAGCCTCTGAAATCGTCTTCACCTTTTGGCCAGGTTTTAGTACTAGGTTAGGATTAACACTAGCGAAATTTTGCAATACCTTGAGGGTATCATCTGAAATAATCATATTTTCTCCTGTTTTTTCATAGTTATATTATAACACATTTACTGTTAAAAGTAAAGGGTTATTTTTCATTGTACATGCGATCGTGTTCATACAAGGCAAGTAATCCATAATGTAAGACCTTTTGGAGATCCTTTCGAAAATCCTCAGGAGTCTTACCTTTCTTTCCATATCTGGCCACATATTTGTCTACGTTACCTAGAAAGAATCCCATCCCATGGCCCCTGTCTACTATGACTTCAGAAGATTGTAATCCCCCTTGTCCGTAGTGAGCGCCGTAAGTAGAATCAATATACGTTTGGAGCTCTTCAATAAGAGCTCCTTCGTTAAATTTATAATCGGGTTTAGAAGTTGATTTCTTCATTGCTATCCTCAGTAGTGGTTTCTTGTTCATCAAAGTTTACACCTTGGTCCACTTTCGTGTATAAGTCCAAGAAAGCCAGTTTAGTATCATCGTCAAATCTCGCAATACATAGGTCGATTGACTTCATTTTATCTTTAAAGATGGAGAAGGTTTGGACGATGTGGCACAACCTTCTTGTTGAAATAACTTCGTCAACACCATCATCATAGAAGGTCTTTCTGATGATATCGGCCCAAGCCACTAGATTCTCTGCGAACCCATCATCAACCAAGTCAAACTTCTCCATGTGTTTGATTACAATTTTCTTTTCAACAGTTTGTGAAGGGAACTGTTGGTCAACAGCCACTGTGAACCTCTCCAAGAATGCATCATCAATGATAGATGCCGCGGTGAATCTTCCGTCTTCCGAACCTTTACCTTTGGTATTGGCAGTCGCTATAACATTGAAACCAGCCGCTGGAGTGATTGTTTCACCCGTTTTCTTAACCAGAACAGGTTTACCTTCAAGTATACCTTGAAGACACATAATTTTATTTGTAGCTCTATCAATTTCGTCGAGAAGAAGGATAGCGCCGTTTTCCATAGCCTTGAGTACCGGTCCTTTTGAAAAGACAGTCTCGCCATTAATAAGTCTAAATCCACCAAGTAAATCATCCTCGTCAGTTTCTGGGTTAATTTGAACCCTAATAAATTCTCTACCGAGCTTAGCGGCAGCTTGTTCAACCATAAAGGTCTTTCCGTTACCTGATAGTCCAGATATATATACCGGATAGAACATTTCAGATTTAATAATCTTAACTACATCTGTAAAAGCACCCCAAGGGACGAATGTTGGGTCGACCTTGGCATAATTATGTTCATCGTTAACAATCGACTGCATTTGAGCAGCTGCAACTGGAGCTGATTCCATAGTATTTACTACTTCCGTATTCATTTTCGGTTTGACCGCTTCGATAGAAGCAGACAGGTCATAGGTGCCGATTTTTACTCTGGCATCCTTGGCAATTAAGGGGACAAAATCTGGACTTCTATATCCCATAGATTTTGCAGTATCCACGATCACATTCTTCCTGAATTGTGTCTGGTCTGGGTACATTGTCATTAGCTGTTTGACAATGTTTTGGGTTGATATTCTCACTTCATTCATAATTAAAACTCCTTATCATTTAATATAGGTATATTATACTACCATTACTGCAATTTGTCAACACTTTTGTTGAAAAAAAGTATATTATTTTTATATCTTTTTGTTATATACATATTTCCTTTTATAATCAAGCAACTGCCTTACCGAACTTAGTCATCAAGACTTTGTTTAGTTTCTTACTCTTGGCGAACTTCTTAAATGCCGTTCTGATGTTGGCATTTGAAGCGTCATCTGATACAGAGAACTCGTCTTCCTGTGTGTCCAGATTCTTGCCACCTTTCACAAGGTAGTACTCTTTGTAACCAAGTACGTTATTAACTGAAACACACTTGTTTTTTCTGTACTCTTTGTTAGCCTCTGCCTTGTACTCGTCAGAGTATTTGTTTAATTCATCCGATAGAATCCACAATCTCTGTCTCCAATCACTGTTATCGTTAGCCATGAAGAAGCCGATGTTATTTGTACCATACTTTTTCTTCATGTTACCGAGAAGAGCTTTAGTAATATTCCTTGATCCGTTTTTGCACTTGATAAAAGAACCATCAATACTAAACGCTACATTGTACCTATCAGGCCAAATTCTGTTATCGTCATTACCTTTATGATATACCGACATTCTGTTTGCATCGCCATCCGTAAAGGTGATGAAATTCATTTTCTCAACACCATGCTTCTGTTTGAACTTCTTTACAAGGTGATGAGATATTACCAATGCCTGGTTAAGTGGTGTTGAACCCCACTCCTCATATCTACACAAAGCATTCCATCCATTCATTTTTGTTCTAAAGAACATGTGTTCCATTGAATTTAAGAAATCTGTTTTACTGAATGTTGATGAACAGATGTGAGGCATTGATAACCCATCCATTTCCATAACTTCATTATTCTTCTGAAAGTCCCAATCAAAGGCATCGTTACCAGTAGTAAACCCATACACATCAAACGGAATGTTTGTAGCTTTACAAAACATAACCAAGTGCATAACTTGATCAAGTACTTGTTTCATTGAACCTGACATTGAACCTGACATATCAACCAGAAGCATCATTCCGTGATTCTTGGCATTGGCCAGATTAGTAGCGGTTAGAAAGATGTCTTCGTTAGTCTTATAAGACCAAAGTTTGTTTACATCCAAAGTACCAGTCTTAGCAGTTGTAGCTCTACTGTACTGATACGCCGCTTTTCTCATTTCAAACTCTTTTACAGCAACCTGGACATTCTTTTTAAGTCCTTTCATGTACTGTTTAAATTCTTCTGGAGTATATGCAGTCTCAAAATCTTTTTTCATCCATGAATCATCATCAAAGGATGCTTTGTGAGCCGCTCTGGCAGACTTTAACTTATTGTAATCAATTACTGCCTTACTTATAATTTCTTTATTCACATCATTAAAGAATATTGGCTGCTTACCGTCTTCGCCTTGGTCGATCAGCTCTTTCTCTTTTTCTCTAAAGATTGTATCAGTAATGGATATATCTTCGTCTTTATGTACTGGTTCAGCAGCCTTAACAGAAACTGGTTCTTCACCACTCTCTAGTTCTTCTTCGGTTTCTTCACCCGAATC